ACGTGATTGACTCCGGCATGGGGGCGCGCGCCGAACCGCTGCTCGCAATCATCACGACTGCCGGTTTTAATTTAACTAACCCCTGCTTCCGCGTCGAATATGATCTTGTTTCAAAGATTTTAAACCCTGATATCCCGGTAAATATCGAATCATACTTCGTAATGATAAACGAGCTTGACAAAAACGATAGCGGCGAGTTGGCCGATGATATCAAGGACGAGAAGGCATGGGAAAAAGCTAATCCGATTATATGCTCTTACTCTGAGGGCAAGGATTATCTGCGTAAAAAGCTGCAAGAAGCCCTTGAAGCGCCGGAAAAAATGCGGAATTTCCTCACAAAGCACATGAATATATGGGTAAATCAGCGCGAAAATGGTTATATGAATATGGCAAAGTGGGCGGCATGCGGATCGGATGAAGTCAAGGACGCGGCTTTTCCCGGTGAGAATATTTTTGTCGGCCTCGACCTGTCGGCGAAAATCGACCTTACTTCGGTGGGTTTTGAAATAAAACTGGACGAAAAATACTACGTTTTCAGCCATTCGTTCATGCCGGAAGCTACCCTGCGGGTAAAAGAGAAGACCGATAAAGTGCCGTATGCCATGTGGGTGCGGGACGGGTGGATCACCCTGACACCGGGGGAAGTGGTGGATTATCGCATGGTAATTGCCTATGCCAAGGAGCGCGTCGAGGCGGCGGGGTGGAGGGTTGCGGCATGGTGTTTTGATCCCTGGGGGGCGATGCAGATATCGAGCGATTTAATTGACGAGGGCGAGACGGTTGTAGATATTATTCAGGGAATAAAAACACTTTCCGAACCGACGAAGGACTTTCGGGAAATGGTTTACGCCGGGCGGGTCGTGCATGAAAATAATCCGGTGTTATCGTGGGCAATCAGTAACGCCGTCGCCGATGAAATTGACCGGAATAAAAATATTATTTTGAACAAAAAGAAAAGCAAGGAACGAATCGACCCTATCGCGGCGGTGATAAACGCCCATGTCCGGTGCATGGTGCCAGCGCAGGTATCGGCGTATAGCGTTCGCGGGATGCGGTCTTTAACATAGTGGAGGTTATAAAATGGATAGGGAAGAAATAAAAAAGCAGATCAAGGAGAAGAAGATAGACCGGCGCGATCTGGCTGAAAAGGTAGGGGTGAGCGTGTCTCATTTATCAAGTATGTTAAGCGGCTGGTCGCCGATGAAGGACAATTACGAAAAGGCGATAATGAAAATTGTTGATGAAAATGAATGAAAGGAATTATTATTATTTATTTGTATCCACATTTTAGTATACAATCGCTGGTATTGATATTATGTTCTAATCACAGGCAGGAAAACCGGTAGCTCCGGGCGATTTTAAAAAGGCATGTCGGTGCCGACACATCGATAGGCCTTTTTTATTATGAACCTTTTTTCCCGCATCAAGGCCGTATTTTCCCCACGATTCGATGAATTTATAACTGCATACATGAAGGGCGATAACCCTCTGCCCGCCGGCGCGGTGATAACCGAAGATATTGCGATGAAATATTCCGCAGTGTTCGCCTGTTTCCGGGTGCTCGCCGAGACCTTTGCCTCCGTGCCGATTTTCGAATATCGGAAATCCGGCGACGGGTACGACCGGGAAAAAACAAATGCGACCGGTCTCTTCGATCTCCTGCACGATCAGCCAAACGATGAAATGTCGGCTTATAATCTCAAGGAATCGCTCATGTATCAGCTCTGCGCGGGTGGGAATGGGATAGCGCGCAGGCTTTACAACGGGGTAAATGGCATCGCCGGGCTTTATCCGCTTGAATGGCAGCGGGTGGAAATCAAGCGCAACAAAGAGACGAAAAAAATAGAGTACAGGCTGGACGGCGGGAAGGAAATATTGACCCGCGCCGACGTTCTCCATATTCCCGGCCCGTCCACAAACGGCGTTATTGGCATGTCAATACTCGAATACGCTACGTCCGCTGTCAGGTTGGGAGTGACATATGAGAAATTTGGCCAGAAATATTTCGAGAATGGCGCGTTCCCCAGCGGCATTTTCAAGCATCCCGGAACCCTAAAAGACGATGCATACGAGCGATTGAAAAAAGATATACGGGATCGATACCAGACCATGGAACAAAAAGGCGAGCCGATTCTCGCCGAGGACGGCCTCGAATTTATCCCGTTTGAGCTGAAAATGATCGACGCGCAGATGATCGAAAGTAAAAAACTACAGATTGAAGACATTTGCCGCTTTTGCCGTGTCCCGCTCCATCTTGTGCAAAGTCTCGATCACGCGACCAATAACAACATCGAGCACCAGAGTCTTGAATTTGTGATGTACACGATGCTCCCGCATTTCAAACGTGCCGAGGAGTGCATAAACACGCAGTTATTGACAAAAAAGCAGCGCGAAGACGGGTATTATTTCGAGTTCAATATAAATGCACTCCTGCGCGGCGATTCAAAAAGCATGGCGGAATCTTTCGCTGTCGGAAGGCAGGGCGGTTGGCTGTCTGTTAATGATGTTCGGCGATTGCTTAACTTGAATAGTATTCCGAACGGTGACATTTATTTGCAACCTATGAATATGTATGAAGCGGGTAAAGAGCCGCCGAAAAAAGAGACTTCTGTAGCACCGGCTCCGGCTGAACCCGACAAGGCGCTCGTCAAAGAGATAGAAAACCTTATATCACAAAGAGGCTAAATATGCCGAACGACTGGCTGAAAATACAAAACAAGAAAAACGATGCCGAAACCGGTGAGGTGTTTTTGTATGGCGTTATCACCGACGAAAAATGGTTTGACGAGGATGTCACCCCGTCCTGGTTCAAAGACCAGGTTGCAAAGTTAAAAAACATGAAAAACATCAACCTGTATATCAATTCCCCTGGCGGCGGTGTGTTTGCAGGGATGACAATTTATAACATTATCAATCGGCTCACCGCAGACGTAACGGCATACATTGACGGCCTTGCCGCATCTATCGCGTCGGTTGTGGCAATGGCTGCCGACAAAATAATCATGCCGAAAAACGCCTTGATGATGATCCATAACCCCGTCGGTATAGCGATGGGATATGCGGATGATTTGAGAAAAGAAGCCGACCTTCTTGACAGGGTGAAAATATCAATCATGTCAACCTACAAAGACCGGACAAAAAAAGAGGAAAAGAAAATATCCGACATGATGGATGCGGAAACGTGGATGACCGGGGAGGAGGCCGTTAAAAACGGTTTTGCCGACGTTCTGGAAGACAAAAAAAACATTACGGCTTGTTTGACCGATAAAAAATTGGTAATAAACGGGCTTGAAGTCGATCTCGATAAATTCAAAACATTCCCGAAGGATCGGTTCAGCGTTGCGCCGGTAAATTTGGGATACACAAGATTACGTGACGCAAGAAAAAAATACCTATCACTTTAAAAGGAGGTTCTGTATGAATTTTTCTGAATTGATCCGCGATGCGATGAACAAAATGCAGTCGCTCATGGATAAGGCAAAAACAGAAAAAAGGGATTTGACAGAAGACGAACAGACGGTTTTTGACAGTCTTGAAAAAGACATCAAAAACTGGAAAGCTGCCGCCGAACGGGAAAAGAAAGTGCAGGACATTCGTAACGACCTGAATACTTCGGTCACGCCGAATCCCGTTGCCGATATCCGGGTTACGCAGGGCAGGAAACCCTGGAATAGTTTCGGTGATTTTCTCATGGCTGTTAAAAACGCATACGATCCCTCGCGCGCCGTGATTGATGACCGCCTTGTTCCTGACCGCACCGGCGGCCCCCAGAACTCCACCGGCATGAGCGTCGCGGTATCATCCGATGGCGGCTTTATGGTTCAGCAGACCTTCGTGAAAAGCCTGATGGACTCCATCGTGCAGAAATCAACCGTACTTTCCCGTATTACTATGTTTCCCATTGGTGAAGGTTCAAACGGGATCGTGATGCCAGCCCTTGCGGAAACCAGTCGCGCTGATGGCAGCCGCTTCGGTGGTGCCCGCGCATACTGGGCGAACGAAGGCGGAACCGCAACGGCAACGAAGCCGAAAATCAGGGAAGTTGTTCTTAAGCTCGAAAAGCTCCTGGCCTTCGCATATATGACTGAAGAACTCATGCGTGATGCGACCGCGATGGAAGCGTTTGTCCGGAAAATCTATTCCGATGAAATGGCGTTTAAACTTGACGACGCGATTTTCAATGGCAGCGGCATCGGGAGCCCCCTTGGAGTTCTTGCCTGCCCCGCTCTTATCAGTATAACAAAAGAGGGCGGTCAGGCTGCGGACACAATCGTTTGGCAAAATATCGTCAAGATGTGGGCGCGTCTTGCTCCTGGTTCACAGTCGCGGGCAGTTTGGTTTATCAATCAGGAATGCCAGCCCGAACTGATGACGATGGCGCAGACGGTCGGAACCGGCGGCGTGCCGGTGTTCCTGCCAGCTGGTGGCGCGTCGGCCTCTCCATACATGACCCTGATGGGTCGCCCCGTGGTTCCCGTCGAACAGCTTTCCAAACTTGGCGATGCTGGCGATATCCTGCTTGCCGATATGTCCGATTATATCGGAATTGACAAGGGGACACTCGAATCCGATACGTCAATCCACCTTCAGTTCCTTTATGACGAGCAGGTGTTCAGATTCCGTTATCGTTTTAACGGTGCTCCGTACACTAATGCGGCAGTTGCGACGTACAAGAACGCATCTACCACAATTTCCCCGTATGTCACGCTTGGAGCGAGGTAAACAATAAACGGTGCCGGGCTATTCCGGCACTACCACTTTTTTGAAAGGAAATTATTATGAGTTCGAT